CGGAGATGCCTATTTTGGAAAATGCTAAGAAAGTTTTTAATAAATTGGTTTATGAATGGTCTTTTGATATTGACCCGTCTTTAGAACGGCTTTGGGCTGTTATCGACAGGCAGAAACGTAATTACCGGGTTGAGGCCGCTTGGTCTACGATTTGTTATACAGACAAACGTGAGGTCACTTGGCAGAAATCATGGTTCCCGGCTTGTACAAATGTTTTTTGTTTTAGGAAATGAATTTACCAACAGTCACTCTTGAACCGGTAAAAAGAACTCTTTCTATCGGTGACGAGGTCGGGAATATTGAACCGAATATTTTTGATGATTGTATTCTCATTGATCCAAATGGTTCCCAAGTAGGCCTGTTTATCAAAAAGCTGCCACCAGATCTTCAGAACCTTGTCAACATTGCCGATAAAGAAATACTAAGCAAACGTGTACCTAAGTCAGAAATGAGGAGGTCAAGCGGATTACATAGCGATGAAGGTGAAGTAAAACAATATTCAACAATCTTGGGGTCTTGTCCTCCGAAACCACATATGCGCAGACCTTACGCAACTAGGTCTTCTGTTCATGCTGTTAAAAGTGCTAATACATTCGCTAAAGCCATGAACGCTGCAGGTAAGAAAGCTTTTGAGTTAGTTGAGAAATATATCCCTACTGTTGCCGATTTTCATAAAGCTAAAACTAAAGAGAGAGTTCCACCTAAATGGACTTTCGCCGACAATTTCACTTCTACTATTTCCAATTGCAATATCTCGGCTCCAGTTCACCAAGATCATGCAAACGTAAAAGGGGCCGTAAATATAATCATCACCAAAAGGCGCAACAGCAAAGGTGGAAATCTACATGTCCCTGACTATGGGGCAACCTTTGACCAGACAGACAACTCTATGCTTGTCTATCCTGCATGGAGGAATATGCATGGAGTAACTCCGATTATTCCTACTTATCAAGGCGGTTACAGAAATTCTCATGTCTGGTACGCCCTTGACTCGTTTAATTCTTTAAGGGATTAATGGCCGGAAAGAAAAGCACACAAATAGAAAATGACTACAGAGTTCACCGGGTAGCTCGGATGCTTTCTAGTGGGGTTACCAGGTCAGAATTATTGCAATATGCCGCAAATGAATGGGGCGTGAGAACAAGAGCGACAGATGAATATATCTCAAAGGCTCGTAAGCTTTTAAAGCAAGATTTCGATATAGACAGAAGGCAATTTACCGCAGAGATGTTAGCCCAATATTCAAGTTTAAGTAAAGAAGCCCGCAAGAACGGCCAGTTGTCAGTTGTATTAGGCTGTATAAACTCAATGGCAAAGATAGGACAAGTTTTACCTTGAGCATCCTTACTTACGAAGGTTCAGTATTAGATAAGCCCGGAAGTTCTGGCGTTTCACTTAACACTGAAGAGCTATTAAATAAGATACAAGTTGATCTTCACCCGGGCCAATTAGACTTTGTAAATGATACTTCCACAGAAATAATTGGTCTTGCTGCTGGTTATGGAGCCGGGAAAACTAGGGCGTTATGTGCAAAATGTGTCCATCTTGCGGCGGCTAATCAAGGCTTTACCGGAGCAGTTATGGAACCTACTGGGCCTTTAATTCGTGACATTTGGCAAAACGATTTTGAACAATTTCTAGAGCATTATGAAATTCCTTACACTTTTAGAGCGTCACCTTTGCCGGAATATATTTTACATTTACCTGAAGGAGACACCAAAATCCTTTGTAGGTCTTTTGAAAACTGGTCAAGAATAATTGGATTGAATTTAGCCTTTGTCCTTGCTGACGAAATAGATACAGTTTCACCTACTGTGTGTGACCGGGCATTCCCCAAGATATTAGGAAGATTGAGGGCCGGGAATATAAGACAATTTGGAGCCGCTTCTACTCCTGAAGGTTTTAGGTGGATGTATAACACCTTCGGATCTGACGACGCGAAAGAAAGGGAAGACCGAAAGTTGATAAGGATGAGGACAGTTGATAATCCACATTTACCACCAGATTTTATAGAGCGAATGCAAGCAAACTATGATCCGAGTTTGTTACAAGCCTACTTAGAGGGGTGTTTTGTTAATTTAAACACCGGGCAAGTTTATGATCGTTTTTCTAGAGAAAAGCACGTTAAAGATAAAGCCCCTAACTATGAAGGCGAACCGTTAAGAGTTGGAGTTGACTTCAATATTGGAAATATGAGCGCAATAATCGGAATGAGGATAAATGATGGATTATTTATCATTGACGAAATTTCAGGGGCGCACGATACAGACGCTTTAGCTCAAGAAATAAAAAGAAGATACCCACATTTTCGTATATACATCTATCCTGATGCTTCAGGCGGAAACCGTAGTACTAATGCTTCTCAGACAGACATCCAAATCCTCGAAAGTTACGGGTTTAGTAACCAGTCACCTCGATCAAATCCACCGGTACGTGACAGGGTTTCATCCGTACAAGCATTATTGGAAAACGGAAAAGGACGGGTGCGTTTGGCGATTCATGCCAGTTGCAGACGCTTAATAGAGTGCCTTGAATTACAAAGCTATACAGAAAAAGGCGATCCAGACAAGGAGGGAGGATATGATCACATGAATGACAGTCTTGGTTATCTTGTGTGGAGGGAATTTAATCCACTCCATGAAAGCGCAGGCCGAGGGACTGGTATTAGATTGTATTAATTTACGACCTACAATGTATTTAAAAGTCGAGGGCTAAAACGTGTATAGCGGATTCAACTATTACAACAGGCAAAAAGGCGGAGCCGCTGCCCAAGTAAATGACCCAAATAGTGCGTGGAAAGATATGGAACCACATTGGGTATTGATAGAGGATTTAATGGGCGGAACTTATGATATGAGAAAAAGGCACAGGCGATATTTACAACAAGAGCCTAGAGAACTAGACGAGTCTTATGACAACAGATTAGCTAGATCTGTATGTCCTCCTTTCTACCAAAGGTTGGAGAGGATGCTTGCAGGAATGATGACCCGCAAGCCGGTCAGATTAAATGATGTTCCTGACGTTATTCGGGAGCAATTATTTGATGTGGACTTACAGGGTAACGATCTAAATGTGTGGACTTACGAGACCGCGAGAAAGATGATTAGATATGGCCATGTTGGAGTCTTGGTTGATGCTCCTAGTGTCGAGCAGGGCGGACGGCCTTATTGGGTAAGCTATTCTCCGAGAGAAATATTAGGATGGAGAAGTGAAATTATAGAAGGTCAGCAGAAATTCATCCAATTACGTTTGTTAGAAAAAGTTTTTGAACCAGAGGGACTGTACGGAGAAGTAGAAGTAGAACAAATAAGATTATTAACGCCGGGTAAGTTTGAAATTCATAGAAGAAATGATAATGGTGATTTTGTCATTTATGAAGATGGGGCTACAACTTTAGATGAGATTCCTTTTTCTGTTGCGTATTCCAATAGATATAACTTGATGGAGTCACGACCACCAATGGAAGATATTGCGGAATTAAATTTAAAAGCTTATCAAGTTCAATCTGACTTAGACAATCAATTACATATTTCAGCTGTACCTATGTTGGCTTTTTATGGCTTTCCTACTGCTGCTGAAGAAGTATCTGCTGGCCCTGGTGAGGCTATTGCTTTCCCTGCAGAGGGTCGCGCTGAATATATAGAACCCGGAGGCAAAAGCTATGAGGCTCAATTTAAAAGGCTTGAACAATTAGCTAGTCAGATAAATGAATTAGGTCTAGCTGCAGTACTAGGACAAAAGCTATCCGCAGAGACAGCAGAAGCAAAACGGATAGACAGATCACAGGGAGATAGCACAATGCAGGTGTGCGCTCAACAGATGCAAGATTTGATCGACAATTCATTAATGTTTCATGCTAATTATTTGGGAAGTAACGAAGCCGGTAGCAGCTTTGTTAATCGTGATTTCCTTGCAGCACGTTTAGACCCTCAAGAAATAGGTTCGTTATTACAACTTTATACAGCCGGGACAATTACACAAAAAACCTTGTTAGATCAATTAACAGAGGGGGAAGTCTTAGGAGATGAATTTGACGTAGAAGAAGAATTAGAAGCTACACAAATCGGAGGTCTTATAGATACAACTCCACCAGTTCAGGAAGTTAAGGAAGAGATTGTAGATGAAGGCGCTAACTTAGAAGATGAAGCGGCTTGATGAATGACATCACCCGAAAGTTTATTTAGAAATGCTATAGACCTGAACAGGTATAGCAATAAGGTCGCAAAAGAACTAATAACCAACTTCAATGACATTTGTGTTGAGTCTGTAAAGAAGTTATATGAATTAGATCGGACGGGTAGAGGCAATTCTTATACGGCTGCGAGGTTGAGATCCTTAGTAGCTCAGACGACAGAAAGCATGGATAAATGGGCGGCGGGAAGTAGTAAAACAATGATTAATCAATTACAATCACTTGCCGGTATTCAGTCATCTTTTGTTGAGCAGCAATTACAGAAAGTCGTTCCGAAAGGTTTTAGAGATAATATCCGGGTTAATACAGTTGAGATAAGTCCTAAATTTGCAGAGTCGGTTGTAACTGTCGATCCAACAAAAATAAAATCACCAGCGGTAGGGAAACAATTAGCAGGTTACTTGGGTCAAGAAAATTTAACTGAGGCGGTGGGGGCCAATATCACTTTGCCTAACGGGAACATATTGGAAGACGCTTTTTCTGAATTAAGCAAAGCACAATCAATGTTGTTCCGGTCAACTGTTAGGGATGGGCTTTTATCCGGTCAGACAACAGACCAAATTGCAAGAACTTTGATAGGTAGCTTAACTTTTAACGATCCCGCCGGAATTATGGGATTAGCTCAAAAAGGTGGACAACTGACAACTCCAACAAATCATCAAGTTAGGACATTAGTAAGAACAAGTATTAATCAGGTTTCAAATGCAGCGAGTATGGAAGTCTATAAAGCTAATAACGAGCTAACGAAAAAATATAGATACATTGCGACTTTAGATAGCAGGACTTCAGCAATTTGCAGGTCTTTGGATGGGCGTTTATTTCCTTACGATAAAGGGCCGCAACCTCCACAGCATTTCAATTGTAGGTCAACAATTATTGCTGAGATTGATTACGATAATTTACCTTTCGATGCTCCACCTGCAGCTACTAGAGCAGCACAAGGCGGCCCGATAAAGCCGGGCAAAGATGGAGAAATTAAAACTTATGGGGATTGGTTAAGTAAGCAGCCCATTAAGACTAGAGCCTCTGTTCTTGGTGGAAGCTTTAACAAAGAGACGAAGAAATGGGAGGGTGCAGTTGTTTACTATGACCGTCTTGCCAAGAAATATGGATCACAAGGGGCGTTAGCTAAATTTGTCCGGGCTGATGGGACAGAAGTTTCATTAGAGCAGTTACAGAAGAGATATGGGAAACCAGAAAATATCAAGAAAGACAAGAAGAAACCGGGGCCAAAGCCGGTAGCAAAGCCAAAGCCGACTTATGAAGTCCCTCAAGGTTATAAAGACGACTTGAAGGTTATGGGTGAAAAGCAATTGAAAGACGTTAAATCTTATTTAGATGACGCCGTAGCAACTGGGAAAAAAGGAACGAAAATGTATGAGCAGAATGCAGCAGAGTTAAAGGCAGTCAATGCACAGTTAAAGAAAGAACAGGCAGCAGCGAAGAAGAAACCAAAGCTTGCGAAGTTAAGCGCTGCAGAAAAATCATCTATCAATATGGATCTAGCGAATAAATACGCGGCTGGAGATAAGTTAAGTGATAAGAGTATGGCTTCATTGAACTCGAGCATCAAGAAAGAAATAGAAAAATTAAAAAAAGATAGCGCGAAGTTGGATGTACAAATTAAAGAAGCAAAAGCAGCTCCGAAGAAAGAAAAATCTTTCAAAGATCAAATCAAAGGTTTCGGTGAAAAACAGTTAAAGGATTTAAAGGAGTTTTACGAACAGAATATGGAATTAGCTGTTAGTAAAAATACCAATGCTTATAAAGACGCCGTTAAAGCCCTAAAAGAAATAAACCCTCA